GGATTCGCCAGCACCGAATCGTAGGAGTGCTGTACATCGCGGTCGAAGTCGAACGGCGAACGAGGGAAAAGGTTATGCCAACCCCCGCCCTCCATGTCTTGAAACGCCCGCGGCACAGCCGCCTTCTTGAGCGTCACGTCGAAGCCGAACAGGCGCATCAGTCGTCAGTCTTCGCGGTCAGATCACGCCGCTGGTAGCGGCGACGTACCGGGGAGTCGGAAGTCGGCTCAACCTTCTCGGGTTCCGGCTCGACGACCGGCTCGACGACCTTTCGCGTATAGGTGCGCTTGGGCGGCTCGAACGGAACGATCTTCACTTCTTCCGGCGCGTCCTCGCAGAAGCCCAGCACGCGGAAAAGTCTCGCCTGCGTCTGTCCGGAGGCTACGAATGGGCTCCCGGGCTGTAATTCGGCGGAACCGCTGCCGCCAGGCCGGAAAGCCTTTTTCACGATCATCGCAATGCCCATTCGTAGTCTCCCGGGAATTGAAAAAGCCCCGGCCGTCCGAAGACGCCAGGGCTATCGGTCTATCAGCTCGCCACGCCGCCGAAGTCAGCGGTATTCGTCCAAGCCACCGCAGCGGCTTGGGTCCGGCGGAACTTGTAGCTCACGCGACGGGTCGCGCGAATCGCCAGCGAGTCGGTGTCGAACATCGACACCAGCGTCGCCGACGAAGCGACCGGGGTGTCGCTGGCGCCTTGCGGAGCGCTGTCCTGCTCGACCATCGCCTCGCGCGAGACGGCGAAGTCAACGCCATCATCGCCAATCCGCCAGATCTCGCGCGGGTTGATGAGGAAGATTTGCGACGGGTCGATGTTGTCGCTCACCACCACGCGACGACCCAGCAGCGTGCCGCCGGTCTCGGTAAGCATCGGGAACTCGCTCTGGCCGAGCGCGTTGACCAGCATCCCGAGCGCCAGCGCTGTGCCGGGGCTCATCGCCAGGATCAGACCCGAGGAGGTCTTCGCCGAGATGAAGCCGGCCGCAGCCGCGTTCATGAACGCACGGAAGGCCGCCGCATCGGTGCCGCCCATCGCGATTTCCGCAAGGCCGTTCACGATACCGGCCGGCGAGACGCCCGCACTCACCGCCGTGGCAGAGAAGAACGTCGTGTCCAGGGTCGTGGCGAGCGCTTCGCCCAGCGAGTCACGGACGATCGCCTCGGCACCAGGCGACGAGTCCATCGCCAGTTCGTTCGAGATGATGCACTTGCCGGCGATCTTCAGCGCGGTCAGGTCCGCCGTCGAAGCGGACGGGGCCGAAGCCTTGATCGCCTTCGATTGGCCGGTCCAGTAGCCGACCGCCGGAGCGTCCATGCCCTTGACGGACACGTTCTTCGGCGCATCGCGCAGGCCCAGCTTGTCGAAGCCGGTCATTCCGTAGAGGTATTCCACGAAGTCACCGGTGTAGCGGTTGTCGATGCCGACGAGTTCCGCGCCCCATTCGCCGGAATCCGTGCCGCCGCCAGCGACGGCCGCCTTGATGTGCTGCACGAGGTTCGGGTGAGTTTTGCCGAACATGTGCTGGGCGACGGTCACCTGGGATTCGCCGAGCAGGAAGGCAACCGCCTTCGTCTTGACGATCCGGGCGAACGACTGGCCCTGGAACTTGTCGTCCGGGTCGGACTTCTTGCCGACCGGGTTGTCACGGGCCGAGCGGCTGCGCGAAGCAGCGTCACGGGACGAGCCATCGACCGACTTGGAGCGCAGCGCCTGCCGCTCGTGGAACGAGGCGACGCGGATCTCGGTCTCAAGTTCCTTGATGCTGAGTTCGAGGTCGTCGAACTCGTCGAGTTCGGCAGATGCCGCGGTCTTGGCCTCGATGGCCGGGAGCAGTTCGGATTGGCGAGCGTTCGCCGTTTGCAGGGTTTCCTGCAGTTCTTTCAGGGTCTTCACTTGATTGCCTTTCGATCGGGAATGAAAAAACCCGCCAGAGGCGGGCTGTTGCTTGGTTCCCGTGTCGCCGGGCGGTGGATGGACATCGCTTCGCTTTCGGCCTGACGCGGCCCGCAGAGCGGTGTCTAGTGACTTGATGGAGGTGATGGACGCCTCCGAATTCGCGGGGATCGTGACGAGCGAGAGCTCCAGCCACTCCCAAGACTTGAACAGGCTTCCGCCTGTTTCCTTTATGGTCTCGACGCCGCCCTCGAGCGCGCGAAAGCCGATGGAAACGGCAGAAACAAGGCGGTACTTGATGCTCTGCACCGCTTCGTCGATCCGGTCCTTCAGGATGCCGGCCTCGGCCACCTTCGGCAGATGCGCCACGAACGGCAGGCCCGCCTTTGTCGGCTTGGCGAACTCCACGCGGCCCACCGGACGATGGCTGTCGTGCTGCCATAGCAGCGGCATCGGCGTCTTGAACTTGGCCCCCATCGGATCGACCTGATCGCCCATGCGGTCGGTCGTTGGCGTGGAAGCCATGCCCGTGATGACCCACTCGTTCGCGGCTTCGGACACGCCTTTCACGGTGAGCAGGGAATAGGCACGATCCATTGGGTTTCCTTAGACGAATAGCTGGCCCGCGTCGCTCGCTACCTCGCTCGGCATCACGCCGACCGCGTTGGCTAGAGCGCTCATGCCGTCGATCCGGCCGCGAGACTTCGCTTTGTCGAACTTGCGGGCGCCGGAATCCCCAACGACTACGGCGTTGTGTCGGCACATATTGAGAATGGGGTTCTTGCCGTGGCGCAGCTGCGCGTTAAGCAACTTCACCTCGAGCTCCCTGAGGGCCGGCGTCATGGACAGCGTGCCCTGACCGAAGGGAATGAACTTCTCCAGCTCGGCTTCCGAGAACCCCGCCTTCACGAGCCAGGGCTTCAGGAAGTTCATCAGCGCGCGGTCGAAGCCGAGCGCCTGCACGTCGTTGCGGTCGAAGAATCCCCGGAGGTATTCCGCAACGTATTCGTATTCGATGGCCTTGCCGGGCGTCGTCTGGAGCAATCCTTGCCGCTCCCAAAGGTCGTAAGGCACCTTCTCCCGCTGAGACTTGGCCGCCAATCCTTCGTGCGGGAGCCAGAAGGTCGCGTGAACTCCACCCGTCTCGTCTACCCCGACAAGCGCGGTTAGGTCGTTGACGCTGGACAGATCCAGCCCCGCCCACATCCGCTTTCCTTTGGGGTCGCCGGGATCTCCTCCATTGGCATCCCATACCGACTTGGAGACGAACGGCGAAACCGCCTCGACCCGCTGATTGAGGATCAGGTTCCGGAACTCCGGCTCGAAGGCCGGCAGCTCTAGCGCCTTCTTCGCTTCCTTCTCTACGTCGTCAAGGGACCGGAACTTCCCGAGGGCAGGATTCGCCGCCGCCCAGGCTTTCTTGTCGTCCAGCTCGCAGTCTTCCGGAGCCGAGTAGACGTGACACACCACCCGAGGATCAGGCGCCGCCTTGTGGCGGTCGATCCACGTCGAGAACATATCGGCGTCCGTCGGCGCCTGCGTGCTGATCGCAATCAGCAGCGGATTGGCGTAAGCGCCCTGAGCCGTCGTGATCGCGGAGACGAACTTGTCGGTCGGTCCCTGTACCTGCCCCACCTCGTCGAGAATCGCCAGGACGGGAGACAGGCCGTGCGCGGTCTTCCCTTCAGCAGCCAGCGCCCGGTAAAGGACGTTCTTCCGTAACCCGACCAGCCTTTTCCCGCTGGGTTGAATCCTCACCAGGTCGGAGAGCTTCGGACTGAGGTCAACCATCTTCCGGGCCAACTCGAAGATGACGGCGGCCTGTTCCTTCGACTGCGCGCCGCTGACAATCTGCGAGTTTTGGACCGCCTCCGGACCGACCAAGTGCGCCAGGAGGATCGCCGCGATCAGGGCGGTCTTCCCGTTCTTCCGAGCAATGGAGAGATACGCGCTATGGGTCCGGTAGGGGTTGTCGTATATCTCCAGAATGAACTTCTTCTGGAACGCCTCCAGTCGAATCGGGGCGCCGACCTTCCCCTCATCACCCTCCGGCTGGAGACAATACGCCTCGATGAACGCGACGACTTTCTCGCCGCGAGTCCGCTCTACTTTCACGCCAGGAGTTCGTCTTCCTCAAGCTCGGCCCGGACGTTTTCAGCCTGCTTCGCCACCCGGCGCCGCTCAAGGACGTGCCGAGCCTCACCAGCCGCAGCGCCACCGAGCCTGAGAGTCCGCATCAGCGCCATCTCACGGCGGGCCAACTGCTCCAGCACCGTGACCCGAGGGTTACAGACCTGGGTGCCACGGTCGTTCTTCACTACCGTGCCCTCTACGTCAAGGGCGGCGGACTCCCGCTCGATGTCGTACTGACACCGGGCCAACTGCCCGGCGACTACCAAGTCAGCGGAAGTCCACTCGTCACGCGTGCGCGCACGTACAACCCCGTCCCAAAATGGCAAATCCTCGTCCCTCAATCGGACGTGGGGCGGACATTCGGGCGGGCCTTTCGCCGCATCGACAGCCGCCTTGACAGCAGCTTCCGCCGTGTTGGCCGGCTTTCGTTTCATTGGCGTTTCTCACGTTCGCAGATAAAAGAAGGCAGCGAGCCGCTCT